ATGTGTTTTTGATTATCTAATTCAACTATGTATTTTGGGTCTACTTGTATGCCTGATTTCTCTATCCATTGGAATACTTCCGTTGCATCCTTTGCAAAATTGAATACTGATTCGTTTGCGGTTGAGTTTACTTCATATTTTAATATCTTTTTTATTATCCCAACTTGCTTTGATAACGGGATACTATCGTTTATATTTGTTGCCCACTTTTCTTTAATGGTTCTTTTGTAAAATGATTGGATTTCTCTAAATTGGTCTTCATCTATACCACTATCGGTAATGAATCTGTATAAATCAATATCTACTGCTTGCTTTAAATTCAATAGATGTGTTACACTCTTACCATTTACCACTGCTTTAAAGCGTTGGGATTCTTCTAATTGTTTAAGTGCATCTTCTCTCAATCCTAACCCGTCGGTATGGTTTATATTGATTACATATAGTTTTGGTAAACAACTAACTACAATGAATGATATACGATTGTTTAGAGCATGCTTATCAGTATCCGAAAGTTGAATATAAATTCTACTTGGACGGGAATTAAACTCCAATAAGAAATCATTGAACGATTGTGAATCCTCTATGTATATAACCATCTTACAAAGATAATAAAAAGATTTGGTTTTTCCAAATTATCCTCTATAAAATTTTGTAAGGTTTCTAACATAAGTATCTATGTTGGATATTGTTTCTTGTGCGTAATTGATTGAACGCTGATTTAGTTGTTCTACCTCTGCAGAATTAGTTCCACTTATTTTCCAACGCATTCTTAATGCAATATAGGCTGGGTTATTTGAATAAGCATCAAATGTTTCTTTTGATATTTCATATATAATACCATTTTCATCATTTGATTTGCGAGTAAAGTAGCGAAATATAAAACCTATACTATAATCATTTGAATTGGGCATGGGTTCGTATGTTTGGATTAAATTTCCAAATTGAGAAATATTTTTAGATGTCAATATATTGTATATATCTATACTATTCATATTAGTTTGCTGGTCTACATTTTAATTTTATTGTAGTTTCCCAAGTACTATCAGATACTCTATGATTTACCTCAATTACTTGCATTAATCCCCTGTCTTCAAATGGTAAATTATCTATACGAAGAACCTGGCCAGCAGTTACTCCAGATAAACCCAAAATTGTTATTTCCAATTCAATTGGTAATAATGGATTTTTTTTATTAATACCATCTCCTCCAAAATACATAGATTTAATTAAATCAGTATTTTTAAATATAGCTTTGGTTACTCCTGTATTATTAACCCCGTTTGTATGCTCATTGGGTTCGTTTGATATAAGAACACAACTTTCGTTTATTAGAACATCCATAGCTGCTTCCGCATCTACTTTAGCTTGTGCCTGTCCTTTAGCAGTTAAACTCTCATCTTCCTGTGAATACCATTGACCCTTTGCTTGTGGATTATCGGGATTACCATACTCATAACTCCACACTCTATCTTTTCCCGGCAACCCTGGTACATTTGGTATTGGGGTTTTATCAAATTTATCAAGTTCTCCTGGTTTTTGACTTCCAGGTTTTATTTTTGCATAAATTATTTTTCTATCATCTGGTGTTTTTTCTGGTTTACCTTCAGTTTCACCAGATAACATTTCATAATCACTTGGACCAGGTGCATCCAATACTTTATCAGCTAAATATGAAAAAAATAACTTACCACCTGAATCAACGGTTTTTCTATTACCCAACATTGCCATTGCTCCAATTTCTTTTGGTAAATCACAATTAAAAGATATGTTAGTTATTGTAGAGCTTTTATCAATTTTTTCAAATAATGGTAATAATGGAATTAAATTCTTTTTTGGAGTTAATGCATAATCAACAATTGTAAATACTTCTTTTCCGTTTTCTCCACTTGTTGTTTGTGGAGCTACATCTGTTAATCCACAGCTTGCTATATTTATTTCACTACATAATTGCTCCAATATATTTACAATATTACCATCTGCATTATTTTTTATAATATCTTGCACAAATGTAACTTTAAAAAATACATTTTCAGTTTTTCCCCATCTACGTGCATCAAATTGGTTATTATAAGTACCACCTGATTCATTTTTAAATGTTTTATTTAATGGTTCTGGTTCTGGATAACATTTACTTGGTACATATTTTGCTGTAAATGCTTGTGTATTTACCAAATCTAATATAGTTTCCTTTCCTTTAACGGATGGATTTGCCATTTTATCATTTAAAAATATAACATTTTCAGAATTAGAAATCATATTTGGATGTGCGCAAGTTATCGAATCATCCAAATTTAATTTATACCTACCAGATGTACCACCAGTTGAGCGTTGGTTAATAGCGTATTTTGCAATTAACTTAAACGATATATAAACATCTTCACTTATACTATCATATTGTAATCCAATACTACTTAAAATACTGGTCCAAGTTTTTGATAAACTTGATTGTGAATAATCATAATTTATTAAATTTGGTCTTATTTCACTATTTAATAACGCATCATAATCGGAATCTGACATACCAAGTAAATTTGCCACTCTATAAGAAGATACATTATCTTTATCACCTGTTTTTATAGATTTAGAATTTTGTTTATGTGAACCCAAATATGCAGTTATTTCAGTTGGACAACCAACGGTAAATACAACATCAACGGATGCATCATTATTAATTGTAAAATTAAAATTAATAAGAGGCCCTACCATTACATCGGCAGATAAACTATGCGTATTAATCCATTTTTGCCAATAATCAATATTCCCAACAAATGGTTTGGAAAATCCATCGGTAATATTTATCTCACCAATATCACTACCATCTAATCTATTTTGATTCCATCCCCACGCTATTGTTTTTGCACTACCAATTCTAAAAAAATTTTGGTATCTTTTCATTTGTCCCATTGATGAAAATTTAACAGTAACAGAACCTTCTCTTACAACACCCATTGTACCAGTTGGTTTTACTTCTAAATTTGTTATTAATGGTGGAAATCTATCTAATAATCCTTTATTAGTATATTTGTAACTTGCTTCTGTACCTATTGTTTTTTGCCCATTATGTTCGTGAAAATATATAAACGGCATAGCTCCAGCAAAATTAGCTTTGTTCAAATTAGTAATAGCGTTTATTACATTTTGACTAACTGGTGCAAAAAATGGAAAATGATTCATAAACTATTAAAATAATTGTGTAACTATTGATGACCGGTTTGGTATTCTTAATTGTAATCCTGGTTCTAATTTTGTATCTATATCTGTAAGATTATTATATGTTGCTATTACCCACCACAATTCTGCATTACCATAAAATTGATTTGCTAGTAAATCTAACCTATCTTCTTCTTCCGTTACAATTAATATATCGGAATCTGTTGGTTCTATATATGGTAGTAATAGTGAATCATATACTATTCCTTTACCAACTATATTTTTTCCATCTAAATTATCGTATCTTCCCATATTTTTTATTTTAATTAATTTGGATTATTATCAACACCTCTTACTTTAAAAAGTTTTACTTGACCAAAAATATTCTTTTTATAATCACCAGTGATTGCATCATATTCGGGTTGTTTACCAAAATTTTGTGGTGCTACGGATACATTATTTGCATTTAAAATTTCATTATTTGTAGGATTTGTTACTATTTTATTATTTTTAATTGCATTTCCAGTCATTTGATTGACCTGATTCATTGCCATAGCTTCAACTTCACTTTCGGTTTGTATTTCTTGTTTGAAACCACTTATCTTTTCAGAATTTAATGGTTCAAATTTAGCTAATGGTGTTCTTTTTAATTTAACCAAATCAATTGTTGGTAAACTTGGTTTAGATATTTTATTAAAATCATTTGGAGGAGGTAGTGGTGCGGTTGCTGGAAACTCTAAATAATCATAGTTTGGTGATATTATTGCTTTACCATTTGGTCCATAAAAATCAGAATCAGAAACCGTTTGTATTACTTTATAGATAATATCCATCTCACATACAAATGGATATTGTGAACCATCTTTTATTTCCCACGGTGAAATATCAGGAACAGTTAAAGTACAACTTGTAATAAATCCATTATTACTATCAAACATATCACCAATTCTTAAACTACATACTTTTCCTTTAATTCCAATAACACCAGCTGATTTACCATTGGTAAGTTTCATTATTTCATTTGCTTTTTTCCATACCAATGAAAGTTCTTCTTGTGAAGATGCGTATATTTGAGTTTTAAATGAAACTTCTCTTTCAAAGCTTTCGTAAAAATAAAATTTATATGGTGAACCAACTGCTTTAGCTTCTCCCCAAGTTGGAGTTGGGGTATCTGTAAACCCGGTTATATTTGATAATAAATAAATAAATTTACCACTAATTCCAAATCTTACTTTTATTAAATCCGAATCAATATCTTTTAATGCACCTAATGATTTTAAACGATGGTCACCTTTTATTTCTTTTGTTTTTCTATTTGAATATCCACCAAAAAATGAATGATTTATAGTGGTACCAGTTGCATCTACTACTTTATCACTAAATCGAGTAGGTTCTCCTGCCTTTACAATATCTGATATTTTATATATACCTTTATCACCATTTTTTACAATTAAAAATCCATCTAAATTTATACCGTTTGTGGTACGCTTTCCATCTTCTAATTTATATGGATTTAATAATCTGTCTGTAAAACTTTGTCTTCTTACGCCAATCCCAATATTATCATTTGAATTAAAACCCAAATCAGAATATTGTTGCATTTCACCTACACTACCTGTTGAAAATATAGTTGCTTCTTCTTTGTACGAATTTAAATAATCAGTTGGGGTTACACCAGTTGATGGTATTTTACTACCATTTACTTCTATATTGTTTGGTATATTGCTTCCTTCGTAATTATCAATAAACCCAGTATTTCTTACCAATTGTTGTTGGTTAGTTGCAATACCCTTTCTTTCTTTTAATATATCTTGTGTATTTATTTGGTTAGATGGAAACTTTGGGTCTAAACCATAAACACCCGCAATACCACCAACATTTAGTGGTGAGTTTTTACCTAAATTACTAGCTGCTGAAGCTATACTTAATTTAGATGCTAATTTTCCCAATCCTTTTAATACAATTGAAGATGCCGCACTAACTACTGTTGGTCCTATGTTTTGTTTAAATTGTTGTGGTGTTGCCACTCCACTTAAAAAATTACCAACTGCGGTTTTTTGATTGTTTATATTACCTGCTGCTAATTTGGCATATAATCCACTATCTGTTACATTATTACCAACCACCAAATCAGATGGTAGTAATGGGTGTTGTGTTGTATTTAATGTATCGTTAATAGCACTACCTGCTGCTTTTCCAATTTTACCCAATAATCCTAATCCACTTTGTATAAGATTACCAGTTACTTTTAAAGCTGCTTTTGTTACTTTTTTAGTATCTACTTTACCCTGTGTAGTTATACGGACAATATCTTTTCCGTAAATATTTGGAGAGTTTTTAACTAAATTACTTAATTGTTTAACATCATTGGCAAACCTATCATCTGGTAATGGGGAAAGCATATCAGCTTTTACATTTCTAGGATTAAATTTTTTATCCTGAAAGGTAAACTCATTTAATAAATCTTGCATTGACTTTCCCATACTTAATTAGATTTATTTTTAGCTTGTCTTAAATTACTTATATATACCTGTCTGCCATCCAATTGTACCGTAATAGGTTGTGTTTGAATATCATGTCTTAAACCTTTAATTTCTTCTAATAGTAAATCACTTCCTCCACCTTTTTCTTCACCACCAAACAGCATACCAACTGCACCTGCTGCTAAACCTATTCCAGCTAATACAGGTAATGCAGCTAATCCAGTTGTTGCAACTAATGCAAGTGAAGCACCCAATGCAGTTAGTGCTGCTGCCATACCAAATATAGGTAAAAAATTAACTTGTGATAAAGAAGATAATTGTTCTACTATTGATGGTAATGCTACACTAACCAAAGAAAATCCTTCACCAAATAATTTTGCACCCAAACCTGCCAACGCCAATGCTCCTCCAAATGCTAACATACTACCGGCAACTAATTCCAATATACCAGAAGCAGCAAGCGGTGCTAATGCGTAATTTAATCCAATCATAGCAAGTCCTAAACCAAGTAAAGCAGCTCCTGCTTTTAGTAATGAATCTGGTTTTACCGTATTAAATTCTTGCAATGCTTTTGCAGTTACATATAATGCTGCTGCCATAACCAATAAAGCGCCGGCTCCTCTTAATAATGCCTTTGTATCTATTTTAGATATTGAACTTGCTGATTTAGTAGCAGTACTTGAACTACCCGGTGTAGGTGGTGTTATTGCTCCACCTTTGCCTAAACTTTTAATTGCACCAGTTTCTTTGGTATCCAATAAACCCGTAAACCCTGCTCCTTTACCGCCGCCTAAAAATGTACCAATTCCTTTTACAGAATCTTTCATAAAATCAAAACCTTCTTTTGCATCTGATACTTGTCCTTTAAAATCTTTCATACCAATCAACATACCACCGATACCTTTAACGGCAGTACCGGCAATACCAGCTCCCATTTCTTGTACAAACGCAGTTGTGGCATTAAATGATTCTTGTAATTTACCAGCAGGTGTTGCTGCTTTTTCCATATTAGCAGACATCTGTTGTAATTCAGATACAGATGTTCCCAATGCTTCAGCTACTGCTTTCTTTTGATAAACATCCATTTTGTTGAATTTTTCAATTCCACCAGCCGCGTTTAATGCTTCTTTCATTGCACCAACCGAATCACCTGCGTATGCTAATTCTCTAGCTTTAGATAAATTTAGATTTCTACCTAATAAAACCGATGCTTGCATTTCCGATGCAACGGATGATTGGTAATCTAATAAATTATCACTAATCTTTGCAGCGGTGCTTAAATCAACACCCAATCTACGTGCTTCAATTGCGGCTTGTGCTATATTAGCTCCACCATCTTTTGCATACAATGCAAAGAACTCGGTGTTTTCTGCAATATCTTTCATAACATTCGCAGGTGCTACACCATTAGCCGATGCTAATTGTGATGCTGCCTCCATTGTATTCATTGCAGTTGAATTTGAAAGACCTGATAAATTACCAAATTGATTTACTAATGTAGCTGCTTCTTCACCACTAACACCCAAACGATTGGCTATTGTACCAACAGCTATGCTAGTTCCTAATGTTATTTCGTTGGCATTTCCTAGTTTTTGAGCTAAAGATGTTACGGCTGCACCTGCTTCATCGCCTAATATTTTAGATACAGCAAATGATTGTGCTTTTAATTGGAACATTTGTGTTACTGTCCCACCTATTCCTTTTGATAATTCATTAAAATCATCCACTAACCCACCAACAAAAAATAATGCAACACCTGCTGCGTTTTTGAATGATGAAAAGAATATCTGTGTAGTTATTGCTAGTTTTTTAAAAGTTTTTTCTATTCCTTCTAAATCGGTCATTAACTCTTCATAAATTCCTTTAGTATCCTCTGATATATTTGCAAATTTAGAAGCTTCAACAAATGAGTTTTGCATTACAGCGTATTGTGTTATTGCATTATCTAATATTTCTTTTTCAGTTTTGTTTAATAAAATACGTCTAGATGCTAATGCAGTTATTGTTGCTGATAATTTTTCATTTATTCCTGCTATTTCTGCATTTTTTGATGCAACTGCTACTGCATCTTCTTTATTTAATTGAGCTAATTCAGATGTTTGAAGTGCAGATTCTGATAATAATTTGTTTATCTCTTTAAATCCAGCTAAATTTCCGGTTTTTATATTACCTAAACTTTTTGAAAACTCAATACCATATTGTGCACTACTTTGTAATGATTTTTTTAATCCATCTTGTAATGATGATAGATTACTCAAAGAAGATTCAACTTCACTATATAAATCAACTTGCTCTTTTAATGCAGTTTTGCCTTTATCGAGTAATTTATCTATTTTAGATAATTGTTTTTGTTGTTTTGTTAGTTGATTATTTAATTCTAAATTATAATCACCGGTTCTTTCGTAATCTTTTGCTATTTTTTCTTCCAATTTGGCAATATCAGTTAGTACCGCTAATCTATTTTTAGCGGCTTTTAATGCAATTTGCTCTTCTTGGGATAAATTAGTTTTAGCCATTACTTATTATTTCTTCATTAGCTTATCAATAAGCTTTCTATTTTTTTCCATCTCTTTCATATAGTTTGCTACATCTGGATGGACTCCGGCTTTTTCTGCTGCATTTATATATCTATCAGCAACTCCACGCTTTAAGGCTGAAAAGAAATTATCAACTATTTTTTCTAAAAATCCTTCTTCGTTTATTTTCATAATGTTGTATTTTATCTTATATAAATATCCATAAACAAAAAAAGTTAGGATTATTATCTCCTAACTTTGTTTGCTTTACTGATTTGTTCTTGTTCTGCTTTCTTAATTTTTAATAAATTATTCACATACAACCTTCTTATATGTAGTGGTAAATTATATACATCTGAAAATGTAAATCCACCACCGCCTCCAAACACTAAAAAGAATATTTCTTCGTGGAGTTGTAAACTATAATTAGTTGGAAGGGTAAAAAAAGCTAATCCCAAACGGGATGTCTAGCGCCTCCTCTTCACCGGTCATATCAGAAACGAAATTGTATTTAAGGTCTAAATCTGGTGAGATTGTTTTTATATATTCCCTAAACGCTTTTGTATCTTTTGCTAACATATTTTTTGAAAATTTGCTAACTACACCTCTATCAGAGTCACCATCTACTGAAACAATCATATATTTTAATCTAGTAGATACATCGGATGAAAACTCTTTATTTTTAGCTAATCTTTCTAATGAAGCAATTTCTGCATTTATATCTTTTTCATCTTTGTGAGTTAATAATTTAAATACCACTTTCTTTTTACTTAATGGTAATTCTATTTCATAACGATTTTCTGCATTTAATATATTATCAACAATATCTTTTGTTTGAACTGCCGATAAATCAATTACAACTTTTTGTTTTTCACCACTAAATGGGTCTGTAACCTCTACCTCATAATCAGGTCCGTATCCTAAAATACGAGTTGCAAGAAATACTGCATTCTTATCACCGATGACAATATCATCTGGATTTACATCTGGTTGAACTACTACTGATTCAAATAATTTATCCAACACTACACCCTTACGGATTAGATTTTGAGAAGAAAGTATATCTTCTTCCTTTGCCGTCATAAATTTAATTTCCAAAGTTCCTTTACTTAAAGGATTTGATGGTGCGTAACACTTACCTTCCGATGGTAATGAAATGATTTGGACCGGAAAATCATATGTTCTGGCTACTGCTTGTTGTGTTGGTTGTTCTGTTTGAGGTTGCGTTGGTATTGCAGTTGTTCCTCGTGAAATGTTTACTTCGTCTTCCATAACTATAATAAATTGTTGTTGTTTATTCCTATTCTTCTAATACACTCTGGTCTTGCGCATAATTCATGTGGTAGATTACCGCAAGAACATCTATTATCATCTATATTTGATGAAAACTTTTGTACACTATCCAAAAGTAATTGTTTGTTTGAACTTGGTTGTTGTTCTTTTAATAAATCTCTAATTTCTGTTAGTAAATTTTTAATTATTGCAAATTGTCCTAATTCCATAACATTATTTTTTGTATATATAAATATACTAAAACAAAAAAAGTGTGTAAAAATTACACACTTTTCTTAAATTTTTAATTTTGTTTTTATTAGTATTCTAATACACAATAATCTACTGATAATGTGATTGAGATGTTTACGGGGTCATTTGAACTCCAATCCATTTCACCAAATTCAGCTGCTGCTACAAATGCTCCAACTAATTTCCAGTTTTCAATCTTATCACCAACAGGTCCTAATGCGTAGATGTCAATGTTTTTCTTATAAAAATCAGAATAACCATCACGACCAGTAATAGATTCGTGTGAAGTTCTAATCCATTCCATTACTGCCTGTGCTCCAGATGGAACAATTGGGTCATATAATACAACAGTTATATCATCCCAGTTAGATTTTCCCTTTATCTTACGCTTTACGTTGATGTGGTCTAATGTGATTGTTTCACTTGTATATTTTGGTCTGTTAGATGCCTTTATCATAAATGACGGGATGCCATCTACTTCCATTACAAATCTTTGAGATAATTTAGGTTCAAAGTTCGTGTAGAACATTTTATCAAACCCTAATACTTCTGCCATTTTTTATTTCTCCTTATATCTTTTATATAAATATATCTTTTTTAAATTTATTATGCTCCAAATGTTGCGCCAGTAGGTAATATATTGAAATCAATTTGGATAAATTCAGCAGTTTTAGTAGGTTGTAAGAAAATTGCTCCTTGTAAGATGTTTCTATCAATCACATCAGGTGTGTTGTTTGAATCATCCATTACCACTCTAAATGCATATAAACCTTGTCTTTGTTGGATACCCTCTAAATATGGATTTACAGTATTTAAGAATTTGTTTCTAGTCTCTGCAGTATTTTGTTCAAATACTAAATAACGAGATGTAGAAGCGATATATTTCTTAACCGTAATCAATAATCTACGAACATTTATTCTATCTAATGCAGATGGTTTAGATTGTAAAGTCTTTTGTCCAAATGCTACAATACCTTGTCCCGGAAATTGTGCGATTGGATTTACTTTTCCTTCATACAATGTATCTCTATCAGCGTGAGTTAGACGATTTACTACACCAATTGCTCCAGTAATACCACCACGATTTAAACCTGCTGGTGCGAACCATTCAGCTGCTGTATTATCGTTTGCTGCAAATACTGCTGGCATCAATACCGATGGTGGAACTGCTACCATTTTGTTAGTATTCAAATCAATTGTCTTAATCCAAGGGTAGTAAGTTGCTGCGTAGTTAGTATCTAATGATTCTGCTACCTCAACTGCTCCAGCGATTGTACCATCTTGTGCTACCGAATCCATAATGTAGAAACAATCAGTACGAGATTCACATAAATCAATACCTGCTTGTGCTACTGCTGGGTGTAATGATTGAATAACACCTGGCAATACTACCAAATTAATATCGTATTCATCTTGATTAGAAATTGCATCTAATGCTTGTTGGTATGCTACCGAACCACTTTTTGCAGATGTTGATAAATCAAATCCTTGTGAGTTAGTTCCAGTAATATCAATTCCTTTATTAATTGATTTGGCTGGAGATTTTCCATCAAATCCACCTTGAAACGCTACACCAAATGCTCTTTTAGCTACATCGGCTGCTGCTGAACCAGTTAATGGTAAACTTGCAGTAGTATCTAATGAGAACGAATTAGCAGTTGTTGCTGATGTTGGAATTGGTTTTAAGAATTGCTCATTATCTAAACTAACAACTGAAGTTTCAAAATCAAATCCACTCACATATGATGATGTTGCTACCGAATTTGTTTGGTAAACTACATTAGCTAATGAACCAGTATAAATACCAGCGAAAATTGGGTGGCTATACGCTGCATTTCCATAAGGAGCTGCAGTTACGGGTATTGCATCTATATTACCCATTTGAATATAGATATAACGAGATTTATTAGAGTAATCACCATATTCGGTAATTTTTCCAGTTGCATCTGATGTTACATATCTATCACCAATTGCTCTTGCAATATAGTTTGGAGATGTTGGGTCTAAATTTAAGTTAGAATAAGTTTCTAATACAAATTTTCTCTTATCAGTATCGTTGTATTTTCTTAATTGTAATGTAAATGTTGCGTAATCAGAACCAGCAACTGAACCAGCTGCTTTCACATCTGAAATTATTGCTTTAAATCTAGTATTTTCAACATTACCATCTGAAATAGTTTTAATTTTAAATAAAACGAAACTACTACTTCCAATCTAGTGATATTTAATATATAGAGTTGAAGCTCCAACTGCATCTTCAGTAAAATCTTGTTCTGGTAAAATAACAGCCGAAGCGATTGAACCAGATAATGATGCTAAACTTTCAAATTTAGTATAAACATATCCAT